GTTTCCACCATGTGAACCAACTGTTGTTTCAGAAGTTGCCCACCTTAGTATTTCTTTCGGTATACTAGAAGAAACTGCTTTTTGAGCAGATACAATAAACTTACTATCTGCTGTAGTTACTTGAGCAATTAATTCTATTTCATCTGCTATATTTGTTGTTGCCATATTTTAATTCTTTTATATACAGGGGCCCGGAGGCCCCCATATATTGTTTACTTAGTCGTTACGCCAATCTAATTAAAGAAACAGCTTCACTTCCTGAAACTGCTTTTGTAACATGAACAGCAAATAGTCCTGAACCAGAACTAAATGCATCATGAACATTAGAAGGGTTTTCGATTTCAGGAGCTCCTACAAGAGTTACACCTGAACCTGCAACCATTGTGCAAGTTTCGTCTGCACCAGCTGTACCAGCATTAATGAAAGAAAACTGAAAAGTATCTCCATCAACACATTTGCCATCACTCGCTTTAACTTTCATTGCTGCGACTATTTGAGCAGCTGTAGGAGTAGTAATATTCCTAGCTGCAGCTGGGTCACATTGATGAGCGCATGAATCAACCATATCTGTAGCCACAAGAACTAAGTTATCACCTAAAGTTCCGTGGTCTTTGATAGAGCTATTTTGCAACCATCCAATGTTTCCATCAGCTTTGTTTTGTCCGTATAAAGGATTAGCCATGATTTACCTCCTATTTCCAGACAGCATGGGCTTCAGGCATACGCCATTCCATCCCAGCTTCTGTTTGAATTAAATCAACCCTTCGGTCAACGCCACTATTTTCAAGAGTCTGAACTCCAACGTATACTGCTGTATCACGATTCAATCCATTACCGACTAAAGGTCTGTAATTACATTGAGTCATATTAATACCAAGTATTTTAACTCCAGTTCCATCTAAGTGAATATTGCGAACAAGATTCATTGAACCATAAGGAGTCATTACTTGAGTAACGTCTAATCCATATACTTGCTTTTTTCCTGCAATGCTAAAGTCTGCACGACCAAGATTTGTACTTGAATCTTTAACCTTAGAAACATTAGCAGAAAAATATCCACTCAGTTTATGCATCCAATTGTATGTTTCAGTAGAACACATGAATAGAGTTGCACTTGCATTGTTGTATCTTGGGTCTAAGAATTGAGACATATCATCAAGAAAGTCATCTTGAGACTTTGAACCAGTTCCTCCAATACCAGAGCCATCAAAGATATTACCATAACTAGTAATAAAACTAACAGCACCTTCAGTATATTGAGCCCCAGAATTATCAGTTCCTTGAGAACCAAATAACAATGCTTGTTCAATATCAAACTTATGCTCGATTAACTTTGTTCTCCAAATTCTTGCAAATTCATTTGGTTCATACTTAAGAACAGTTGCTCTTGTAGTATTATCCATTGCCATTGCAGTTTTGAAGATTTGAGTTAACCCAGTTGCGCTTGAGTAAGGTTGGTCTTTCCAAGACTCTGGGTATCCAGAACCTTGTGAATGAGCAGAGCCTACAACGTAGCATCTTTTCTTTTCTAAGTAATCAGAAATTGATTTACCTGAAATATCTACGCCATCTATTGCATTTTCAAAAGTAACGTAAGATGTTAATTCAGCATCTGTACTTCCCATGCTTCCTTTACTTACTATTTCTGTTTTTAAAATAGCAGCGTTTGATACAGATACTAAATCTACAGATAATACCTTAGCTAAAAGATAATCGTCTGGGGTTGTTGCATCTCCAGATGCGTCTGTCCAATCTCCAAATACTTCCGAACCATTAAATCCGCTAGAACCTTGAATAATATAAGGTATTTTTATTACAGAATTTGGAAGAAAGAATTGAGGTTGAGAACCAGAAGAACCTGGTAATACGTCAGTTCCTGTTTGACCATGGATTGTTTGAATATTACCTGCTGATTTATAATCACCAATCATACAGAAATAATATACATCTCCAGCGTCTACATTACCTTCAGCAACAGATGCTTCTGTTCCTGCTAATGCAGCTGGAGCGCTAGTTCCGTGGTTTGATACATAAGCGTATCGTTTGTGATACGAACTTCTCTGTTCAGTAAATTTGAACTGAGGGTCATCCGTAGGTTTTTTTGCGACTTGAGACACAAACCTGAAAAAAGGGTCTTGAGCTATTGAAAGTTCAGAAACTCTATCTCCAAAGTTGTATCTACGTCTGAGGTCACCTGTGCCGGGTAGTGATACCGAACCACTATGCCCTGCGTCAGGAGACGCTCCGTATGTTTCCATGCCGAATACATCAGCCATTTTTGTACCTCTTTAGTTTGAGTTAATGGCCAGCAATATAATTTTATATACTGAAAGCCTTTTCTAGTTCGCTGTCAGTACCCAAAATGGTATCAAAAACATTATCGTCTGTACTTTTTTCAACTGGAATACTACCTTGTGTTGCAAGTGTACTTGGTTGAGATTGTACTTCTCTCATCTTGTCATGAATTTCTTGTCTCGTTGAATCAGCAATTTGACTATCTCTGCTCTTACGATTCATTAAGTAATATATATCTTCAAGTTCTAAAGATTTACTTTTAGCAAAATCAGTAAATTCACTCCATTCTTCATCAGACATATTCATCTTTTGTTTGAATTGAGTTTCTTTAGCCATTTTTGCATTTTCACTTTTTTGAACTTGTAATGTATTATTTAAACGACGCTGTACAATACCATCGATTGTAGCACCCATTACTTTTGCAGAATCGGAATCAGGTTTTTGAAATGCTTCATCAGGGTCAAAAACAAAATCTTCATCAAGATTCAGTTGTTGATTCATTGATTGTGGGGCCTGACCTCCACCCTCAAAATAATTTCTTACATGAGAAATTAAATTAGGGTCTTCACGCATAGCGTCTAGAATAGGCATATAAGGCTCAATTTCTTTTAGTTTTCCATTGAGTCTTTTAGCCTCTCTACTTGAATCGCTATATCGTTTTTGCAAGACTTCATTGTCATCTTGCGGTTGAACTTCTACATTAGGGCTCGACTGCGTATTATCGCTTTTTACCGAGGTTGGTTGTTGTTGTTCGTCTAATATGCCGCCATTAACTTCTCTATCTAGTGATTCAAAAAAATCACTTGAACCGTTCATAACTGCATCTTGTACGTTTGTACTTTCGGGGGCTACTTGAGCGTTACCTACTTGTTCTGACATACTATCTCCTATTTTTAGGTTATTTTAATTTAGCAACTATAAAATCTAAAATGCAATAATTAAGATTGCTCGTTTTGAGCAACATCTTGCTTTGTAGATTCCATGTCGTTTTTCATTTCGTCTCTCATTTTCTGAAATTCAACTTTTAACATTCCTCTTAGAAGTTTTTGTTGTGCTTCAGTTTCAAGAACATCTTTTCGTATTTCATTAGATGCGTCTCCTACTTTCATCTTAATACCTGCTTGTACTAATTGACGTTGTAGTGTTTCTATTGTACCATCTTTATCTTTTATTAATTCTTGTACAGATTGTAATTGACCTTGCATTTGAGATAGCATTGATTTTCTTTCAACAATTTTATCTTTGTTTCTAATATCTGTTTCAGCTAACATTGCAATATCATCAATTAATCCTGCTTGATACCATTTAAAATATTCTTCTAATAATGCCCATCTATTTAATGGTAATGTTGCACCTGCTATAATTCTTACATCAAATCTTGCAGATGCATAATCTTTATATTTACCTATAGCTTTACCATAATCATTATACATATTAATATTAATTCTTACTTCTTTTTCTTCTTGAACATTTGCTTCAGGTTGTACAATTCTAAATACTTTTTCAACTGTATAATGTTTTTGTGCTAACATTTTAAATACTCTACCTAAATGCTCAAGTGATGGTTCTACTATACTATTCATCCATGCTTTTAATCTACGAGTACCAAACTCATCATTAGCAAGTAATCCTCGATATGTTTCTGCTTGGTCTTGAGAAAATCCCATCATTGCACTAGGTACACCACTAATATATTCTGCATCTGATTTACCCTGTTGAACAACAGTAAAAAATGCATTATTAATTGGAGCTGGTTGTATTGGAGTAGGTGGAGAGAATCCACTTCTGTATTTTAATAATGCTCCAGGCGCTGATGAATATTTTTCCCACTCATCTTCAGGGACTGAACCTTCTTCATACATCCATCTAAGATTAGAAGACAAGTTTGCATTGTGAAGCATTATTTGATGTGCTTTATTTATTTCTTGTTGCTTACCTATAAGTGGAGTTACTGCACTCATAGCATATGGAGTTCCTGTATACATATATGGAATAGGAACAATTGGATATTCGTTTATAGGAATAATAGATTCATATAAAAATGTATCATCTCCTACACTTACAGTCTTTACAATTCTATTTTCATAAAATTCAATTGCATCTATTATATTTTTTTGAACTTCTTTACTTTGTTTTAAAATATTATAATCAGCATTTGACATTATTTGTTGTTTAATAATTGTAGCTTCATCTTGAGCTTGTGATAATAATTCCATTTCTTTTTCTTTAATTGCTTGAACTCCCATTTTTTGAGAATTTTCAACCATTAACTTTGCTCGTTCTGGAATGATTTCACCTTCTTGAACTTGTTGTTCAATTTGCATTTGCTTTTCAATTAAACCGACTTCTACTTCTTGTTTAAAAGATTCTAATGCTTCTTGTATTTGTTCTTTTAATAAATCTAATTGAGCGGGAGATGGTTCAACTTTTATATATACATTATAATATTTAAATTTTTTCTTACTATATGTTTCATAGTATGGCACAATGTCATCATCTTCAGCATCCATATTAACACCATATGTTAAATCTTCTGATTGTATACTATCTGTAAAATCAATATCTCTTTGTGAGTATGATACTACGTCACTTCCTTTTGTTACTTTTTTAATTTTTGCTTCAAATTGTGGTAACATATTAACAAGTCTTGCTCTAGCAATATTCTTTCTTATCTGAATAAAGTTTGCATCTCTAAATAAAAAATCTCTACTAGCAGGGTCTACAAATACATCATAAGGGTCAAGTCTTTTAAAACAAACTTCTCCCATTCCTCTATCAGCGTCTCTATCTATATCTACAAGAAAGTATCCCAATCCTTTAGTAAGTGAGTCTAATATTACTTGACTATATAAAGATTTACCATTTGATAAATACCAACAATAATCTGCTATATCAGCATGTACTTGAGCAATATCTGTATCATCTCCAGTTACCCCCACTGCTTTCCACTTAGGGTCGTTTGCAGTTACAAAGTATTTCATAATTTCTATAATAGGAGTTATTCTATTTATAGTAAATGTTGGCATTCCAGATTCTTCCAACATCGTAAGTTCTTCTTTTGTAAGTTGTTCGTTTAGATAAAAATCATATCCTTTTTGACTTACACTTTGCCATCTATGCCTATGGGAGTTATTTACTTTATCCCATATCTGTTTATTTATTTGTGCTTTTGATTTTTTTGTAACCCTTGCCATTATCCTCTAATCTCCACATGAACTAAATCATCGAATGAATTATCTTTAGTTTCGCCATCAGAATCCCAATCGCCGCCCCAACGAACAGGAACATTTAATTGTTTTGCAATACCTCGAATCATTCCACCCATATAGTGGAATCTATCTCTATCCTCCCAATCTATGGGATAAGGAGCGAGGTCTACAGCTTTTCCTTCAATATGTTTGCTGAACTTTGTTTTAGTTGAGCCTTGTTCTAGTAACTTTTCCTGTCGTTGCTCGCTCCGTAATCCTTCAATGATTGTAACATCCATTATTTTAATCAATTCATTTAGGACACTTACAAGTCTTCTGTCAACTCCTCTTAGTCGTTCTTTTGACCGTTTACCAAATCTAGGCATATCTACTCCTTATGATACTAACCAACTCTTTACTTTTCTTTTAGGCTTAAACCATGATTTTTTTTCTTTATTCTTTTTCATATTCGGTGGAAATGAGTGTATTTGTGAGTAATAAAGAGATTCTATTGTATCATCGTGAGCCATTTTAGGGCCGAAAGTAAGTATTTCGTTAATCAAATCAAACATATTTTTCCGTAAATGCACTGTTCCTGTACTAAAACGTGCAGAAAGTCCAGAATAAATGCGATTTCTTTTCTGTTGTCCACCGGGTTTCTCAGGTATTACAGCTATATCAAACTTATTTAGTCTTCTTCTTTCGTCATTCATTGCTTGAAATATACTACGATTCATTGCAACGTCTTCAACTGTAGATGATGTACAATTATATTTTTCATGTAATTCTATAATAATATCTACTACACCTTTCTTTCCTATTATGTCTCCTGTCTCTGGATTCTTAGAACCTATAGTTGGAATACTTCTATGTCTTTCATATTCTAATACATACAATTCATTATTTGCATCAATCGCAATAACAGTTATAACGCTATAATCAGAATGTTTTGTATCAATATCTGTAGCAGGGTCACACCCAATAAATGTATTAACAGGAATATCTTCATTGTCTTTTACTATATAATTAACACTATCTTCGTTTTTAAAATAACCATTCCAATATCTTATATGTTCTCTTTTCCATATTGCGTCTTCTTCAGATTGTACTTCCATCATATATTCTTGGTAGAATTTTTGAGGCATCCCACTATCTGCATAGAATTTTTTCTTTTCTTCTAGTTTCTTTTTTGTAAAGAAAGAACCCCACAACGGAGTATCATTATCTAATAATGCCTTATAAGTAATTACTTTCCAAGCAAACTTTTTATTTTCTTTTTTAGATTTTGCATGATTATTGAGCAAATTGTTAATAAAAGAATCATAGTGTACAGGAGTGCCGTTAACACGCAACCGACCAGTATGAGGCTCAATAGCGGGATAGATAACAGCAGTAACAAGATTAGCATTCTTATCTCTTGCTTCCTGCGTAATTGTGTTTGCTTCATGCTCGAAGTCGTCAAGTACGATGAGGTCGTATCTTTTGTGTAATTTTGCTCCTCCTCTGATTCCTGCGACGTTACTTTTGCTAATAAGTTTGCATCCATTTTTTAACTCTATGTCTTCCTCTGTCCACTTTTTTCCTTTTAAATCCCCGAAATAATATTTTAATCTATCGTTAAATTCGAGGTGGTGTCTAATGTAATCCATATTACCTACACTAAGTTTTTGTGTAGCAGACACCCAAGCATAAAAAAGAAAGTCGTCTTTGCAGAAAACAAAATCTTTTAACATAGATGCTTTTGTTAATACGGTCTTACCATGACCTCTAGGAATAATAATGGCAGTTTGTTTGTTATTATGATTATCAATTGCATCTGCAACTTCGTAATGAAAAAATGGTGTTTCACTTCGTAAAAAATCATCAGGTAAAAATAATTTACCAAAAGCAATTAAATCTGTATAAGCAAGTTTTAAAGCTTCTTCAGCTTCACTTACGTTTTGCGTATTTATATTTGCCATTTTTAATATTTTACATTACGCATATTTTTATTTCCTGTCCACGGGCCTGGATAAGGAGTTGTTGAACAATTAGTACTTAATTCTTTTTTTAAATATGTGTAAACAATTACTATTTCTTTTTTGATTTTTTCCATTGGTTTCTTTTGTGTTCTAAGTAATTAGCACCTTCGTATGGATTAAATATAGTAGTAATTAATCTATTATCATCATCTTCATAATAAGGGTCTATAATAGTTACAGGAGCATTAAATATATTTTTATCATCTAATCCTAATTTATCTGCATAACTATCCATTATTTTAAATGATGCTACTTGTATCGCATGACTAATAAGTCCACTAGCTGCATCTTTTAATACTTGATAACCTGACACATGAGTATGTCCACAAGTAAGTATATGGTCTTTCCATCCCATTTGAGCTGCTTTTGCCACTCCATGAGCCGTATTCCACATACTATTTCCTTTAAACATATGACGAGCATTAATACGAATTTCTTTTCCATTAGGGAATATAAGATTTAACCTTGCTCCCCATTGTTCATAAATACCACTATGTTCTCTCATTATAAATTCAAGAGGGTCTCCATCTCCACTCCATACATCGTGATTACCTGCTACTAAGTACAACCACTCTACTTGATTAACAAAATGTTCTGTAAGTCTCCATGATTCTTTAGCTGATGTAGATTGTTGTCCATATAATGCTTGAAGTCTTCCTATCCAATTATTTTGTATATCACCAAGATTACCACCAAACAATCCATCTGTTTTATTTACTAGATTGCATAAAGAATATATTTCAGCTAAATTAGTTCCATCATCATCTACATGGGGGTCACCAAAATGAAGTATTCCGATAGGCCCCATTTGATTAATTTTTATATTTATTAATTTTTTAGATTTTTTTGCTTTTAGTTTTTGATTGTATTGTTTTTTTCTATGTTCTATTATTTCATCTATAGGTATAAAGTCTACTTCTTGTAATTCTTTTTCAAAAGGAGCTTTTTCAATAATTTTAGGATTAAGAAATTTTTTACCACATGATTTACATTGCCATTTCTGTCTTTTTTTACTTTTCCAATAAGCCCATCCATCTTTTTTTACTTGCCTAGAACCACACTTATTGCAACCTATAATGTTGCCATCTTCATCTTTTCTAATTTCCATCTTGTTTTATTTCTTTAGGTAATTCTTTTTTTCTTTCTGCTATTTGTATATCATCTGTACCAAACCCTTGAAACATTCCTACTATTCCAGTTTCTATTTGTTTTACATTGTTACCTGACGTTCCAACAATTTTACCTAATTCTTTTGTGGATTGCAATATGATGTTATCATCTTCACTATAATCTGCTAGATGTTTTAATTTATTTAAAATGTACTCGTGGTCTATTCCTAATCCTTTTGCAACGTCTAATACTGACTTTTCTATTTCTTTCATAACTCTTTCCTGCTTTAATAATACAGCTGCTTTCTTACCAGCTTTGTTATCTGACATTTCATTGTATGCTTTTTTATATGCTTTAACAGCTCCCATACCTACAACAATATTTGTAGCAAACATCTTTTCTTTGTTTGTTACCTTTGTTCTTTCCTTAACTCGTTTGTTTGTATCTTTAATTGTTTTACTAAATGTATAACGATTTGGATGTTGAGAGAAATCTGTATCCATCTTGACTGTATGCCTATTTAAGAAACTACCTACGACAGTCCTTACCCATCCATTTGCATACTTATAGTTTTTTCTGTCGCCTGGATGATTTACACTTTTACTTACTTTAAGTAATTGTACAATCTTACTATCATCTGACCATACCCAATCTCCCTCATTGCCAGTCCTCCAATCATCGTGGACTTCTTCACTTGGACAATTTTCTTTAAACTCCTCATATGTATCATATACATAGTGAGGTACTCCCTTAATTGTTTGTTTCTCCAAGAATGTCTCCTATATTTACTTGATGTCCATTTTTTTCTAATCTAGTAACTAATCTATCTATTAAGTCATTTACTTCTTCTGGAATCATAAATACTTTATCATTAATTTGTATTGGAAAATATGATTGAGATATAGTATCTAATATAGCTTCTTGCTCTTCTAAACTTAATCGAGATAATCCTTTGTATAATTCAGCCATTTTTATTTATTCTACTACACATATTTATATTCCTTAACCCAACCACCGCCCAGAATCTAAGTTATAAGTCAACTATAAATCAAGTAGTTTACCCAAGTTGTTTACAAAAAAAATTGTAGGATTTTGATAAAGACCCTTATTTACTATACCACCCCCCTATCGTGGGGTTTTCCATTTAGGAATTTTCGTTATTTTCCATTTTTATTTATTAATTAATTTATGAATAATATAAGGAGAATATCATGTTTGATGATAAAAAGAAAGTTAAGATAGGTCATGTTGAGAAAAATGAGATACCTACAGTTGATGATAAGATTGAAGATGTAATCTATGTAGAGCCTGATATGTTTCTAGCAGAAGCTATCGTTGTGTTAAGGGAATTACCTTTGGCGACTAGACGTAGAAAAGCTAGAGAATTAGCTATGGAAGCATCTTTGTACGAGACTCAATCTCAGCTATCTAATAATAGATATGCTCAAAAGGCTTGGGGTAATGTCACATGGAAACTTAGGACTCTAAAGTAACGTAGGATGGGAGTGAATTATAGTAGCTCCCACAACCTATCTTTTTTATTTATTGTATGTTATTATTATTATTTATGTATATATGTATATAAGTATGTGTATAAGTGCGAATACAAGTACAGGGATATAGACTCAATTATAACGCCTTGAGTACTTACAGATTACACTAATATATATACTACTTTTTGCATAACTTTGGCATACACTTTATATTATATCCCGAGGTCGATGAGCCTAACTATATACTAGTATTCTAGTCCACAGGAACGCTTGAGACTTTACCTCGTCTATGAACTGAAAGAAATGACGCTTGAATAGGTAAAGGATGTCTTGGGATATTTAAATTTAAAAGGAGAGGTTATCATGAATGACTTTATTATGTATGATGAAGAGATTGTAAAGAATCTAAAAAAAATAAAAGAATTGTTGTTGGATAAGAAAACTAAAACTAGATTTGACCATGTTCGAGGAAATGTCGAAAATAAAGAAATAATGGCAGAAACCATTGATAAGGCTATAAATATTATAATTAGTTTGTGATGATTGCGTTTAAGTCGCGATATGAAGTCACTTACTATGAAGGGAAGTTCATGAGTCTTGGCCAGACTTGCTAAGCGCTTAGTATTGCCAAGGTGCATCTTGGGCTTCCTGAAAATTTTTCACAATAAACCACATAACAAAAGGAGGAACTATATGTTCACAATAAAGGACTTTGAAACAATGATACCTGATAAAATAATTGGTGTCGATATGCATAATAGAAACACAGTTATATTTATAACTAGTGGTAAAATAAAGATAATGCACAAAAGGAGTAAGCATGGAATCACACAATCTAAAATTGTATAAGATAAAGTATATATTATTTATATTGATGTGCTTTGTAGCTTGCAAAGATAATGGTAAAACACATATAGTTACTGATAGATTTGATAATAAACACAAGTATGATAGATTGCCAGATAAAGATAAAATGAATATATATTGTCAGATACATTATGAATGGGAAAGCATTCGATATTATTATACTGAAGAAGGTGTAAAGTATTGGATGAGAACTTTAAAATATTTTTAACAAGAAGGAGAGTAGATATGGTATTCGATAATGCTAATCACCCTATTGAGCATAAGATTAAACTATTGCTTGGTATGAAAGGGTATGATAAGAGAGAGATGCGATTTAAGAATAGTTCTGATGGTAGAACATTACAATATCAATATTGGAAAGTTATTGATTTCAATGATTTGATGTATGTTCAAGAACATTGTCCTGTTACATTTACTATTGTAAATTGGGATGATGAAGATACAGGCCCGCTTACAGCATACAAAATGCATTACTAACTATTAGGGCTGTCGTCACCCTTTTCCACAACCTTAACGTCATGTGGGTAACCTTACCTCGATTGGCAGCCCTATTATTTATAGGAGAGACTATGAAATTAAAAACAAAAGATGAGATTATAACTTGTCTCGTTGATATACTATCTAATAATGTGTCTGAATATGATAAAGGTTACTTGATAGATAAAGGATGGATAGAGGCACTTAAATGGGTATTAGGATTAACTAAAGAGAAAGTGTATACTGAAGGAAAAAATACATTAATCGTAAAAGAGAAAGAATAATAACAAGTTAATCTAGGGGAATGCAATAAGCGCTATAGGTTAACCTTAGTTCTCATACAATACAGCAGCGCTGAGTGAGCATATCCCCGACATGGTTAGCCCTGTACCATGAAGCCAAACAGGGCAAATAATAAGGGGCTGACCGAAGTATGAAGTTATGCACCGAGGTTTTGGGTGAAATAAAACCGAAAGGGCATAGTGAACCTTTCATTTCCTCAACGTATAGTGGATAGTAGGAGGCCCCTTAACATTTTAATAACAATAAGGAGAGATAATGTATTATAACACAACTAATGAAACTGGTAAAGATTTAAAAGAATCACATCAGAAAGCAAAATCACAACAACAAAAGATACTTGATTACTTCAAAAAGAATAAATCAGCATCACCATCACAAGTAATGTTGGCGTTACCTGTTGGTACTTTAATTACTTCTGTTCGTAGGTCTATAACTAATTTAACTAAAGATGGACATCTTGAAAAGACTACAAAGAAAAGAAAAGGATTATATGGTAAACCAGAATATATCTGGAGACTTTATGTGTCTGAAGAAGAAGTCAAGCATTTAGAAGAACTTGGAGACGCTTGGGCAAATGAACAACCATGGAAATAATTTATGCACAATAATAACTAGGAGATAAAATGGATAA